ATTCACCACCACCTGATGAGCAAGGGGGTGGTGATTCCACAGAAGACAGACAACCGCAAAGACACCCAGTACGCGGGTGCGTACGTAAAGGATCCACTCGTAGGCAAGCACGACTGGGTGGTGTCATTTGACGTAAACTCCATGTATCCCATGACTATGGTTAGTTTGAATATTTCACCCGAAACAAAGGTTGTTGATTCAAAAATGTTTACTCGTGGATGCATAAGTCCCGAATCAATTATCGGTGGGGATCCTACGCTCGACACGAAGAGCAATGCTGCTCACAGCATTGATGTTTCTCTTGCTGCAAACGGAATTGCATTTTCAAATGCTAAACGTGGATTTCTTCCAGAACTGATGGTCAAGATGTATTCGGAGAGAAAGAAATACAAGAATCTAATGGTGGAGTCCAAGACCAATATTGAAATATTGCAAAATGAACTCCGAGCAAGAGGATTGGTCAAATAAATACCATTGAACCGGAGATAGTTCAATGGCAACCAATCGAGAAAAAATACATCAGAGCAAAGAAAAACACGAGCCGATTGTTGAAGATTTTTTGAAGAGCGAATGCGATAGTCTACTGTCGTACTGTACAGGTAAGGGGTATTCGCCTAACATTTACAGAAGTCTGTACGTTTACATCAAAAAGTACAGATCAGATATCTCCCTAAACATCAGCAACAACGGAAAAACCATTCGCCATAAATCGCATTTGCAAAAACGTCTATCGCAAATACCAAGCAAAGACACCTTGATTCGTCTGTATGAAAATGAAAAAAGACTGATGAAGGACATTGCCCGAGAATTTGGGGTATCTTGCCCGACAGTTTGCTGCTGGTTCAAAAGATATGGGATAGAGGCAAGGTCTAAATCAGAAGTGACTAGTATGCGTATGACAGACGAAGCAAGAGATCATTTGAGGAAACTCGCTAATTCAGGAAGAATAGGGGTCTTTTCTAACGACAAAAAGTGGAGAAATGGTATTCCAACTTGGATAGAATTGTCTATGATGAGATGGTTGGATTCCAACAAAATCAAATACGAAACACAATGGCAGTTTGAACCAAGCGGACACAGATACGATTTTAGACTGACTGATTACAAATTGCTGATTGAAACCGATGGTGTATTTTTCCACAACAGAGAGAAACAAAAATCAAAGGACGTTCTCCACGAAAAAGAAGCCAACGATAGAGGGTTCTGTGTGATTAGATTCACAGACAAACAAATCAAAGAGAGTAAAGAAGAATGCTTCAAGGAAATACATTATGAAATACAACGTAAAATCAATGAGTGACGATGAACTCCACAAGGCATTGGAAGCAGAGAAAGTGCTGATGAGGCAATACGATATCAATCAGCAGTGCAGAAAAATTGCTCTCAATTCCATGTATGGAAGTCTTGGAAATGAATACTCTAGATGGTTTGATGTGGAGTTGGCAGAAGCCATTACGCTGTCGGGGCAATTGAGCATCCAGTGGATTGCCAATATGCTGAACCGTCTGCTCAATCGCCTGCTAAAGACAACGGGTGTGGACTACGTGATTGCGTCTGACACAGACTCTGTGTACTTGCGGTTGGGTACTCTTGTAGACAAGTCGTTCAAGGGCGAACGCGAACCCAACGCAGTAGTGGACTTCTTGGACAAGTTCTGTCAGCGGGTTCTACAACCAATGATTGAAAAGGAGTTCAAGGTGCTTGCCGAAACCCTGAACGCCTACGAGAACAAAATGGTCATGGATCGTGAAGTGATTGCACAGGCAGGGGTGTGGACCGCAAAGAAGCGGTATATGCTGTCTGTGTGGGACGCTGAAGGGGTTCGGTACAAGACCCCGAAGTTCAAGATCATGGGCATGGAAACCGCACGGTCGTCCACGCCTGCGTACGTTCGCAAGGCACTAAAGACTGCAATCGAAATGGTACTGGTGCGTGACGAACCCACTCTTCAAGCGTTTGTAAAGACCACCCAAGCAGAGTTCAAGACCCTTTCGGTGGAAGACATTGCGTCACCCCGATCCGTTTCAGAAATGGAAAAGTGGCGAAGCAGCGGGACTATTTACAAGAAGGCTACTCCTATTGCAGTAAAGGCAGCAATGCTGTACAACCACCTTCTTGTAAAGCATAAATTGCAGCGCAAGTACCGTGCCATTGGCGAGGGCGAAAAGATGAAGTTCATCTACTTGAAATCTCCCAATCCACTTCAGGACACAGTAATTGGATTTCCTGTGAGCCTGCCAAAGGAGTTTGGACTGGAGCGGTACGTGAACCGCGATCTACAATTCAACAAAACATTCTTGGAGCCACTACGCGCAATTACTGACGCGGTGGGGTGGAGTCCAGAAGAACGAGCGTCGTTGGACTCCCTGTTCGCGTGACCAGGGAAAGGTATATTTTACAGTGGACACAGCCTCTACATACGGTAGAGTATTGGTGAAAGGAAACAGATGGCTACAAAGATTATCAAGATGCGTAGTGGTGAGGAAGTGGTTGCGGACGTTACGGAAACCGTTGACGGTCGTGGACTGATGCTGAAGAATCCGTGTATGTTTGTGCCTGTGCGCCGTCCCGAAGGCAACAGCCTTGCGATGGTCCCGTGGTCTGCACTCATTGACACGGATGAACCTGTTCGTGTTCCGCTTGACGGAATTCTGTTCACAGCAGAGCCGCTTCCCCAGTTGCTCAACGAGTACAATTCGCAGTTCGGTGGACTGGTTGTGCCCACGAAGCCCAGCCTTGCCGTGCCGACACTGAAGTTGGCAGATGAGTGAACCACTAGAACCGCAGCACAGAGAGTACCTGAAGAGTCTGGTTGAGGCTCGTCAGGTGCTTCTCCGTGCAGAAATCAAGCGGATACTTACAGACAAACACGGCACTCTGCAAGGCATCCGCGAAAGTGAAAGTGAATTGTTGTGGACGGAAAAGGTACTACAGAAACTGGAGAACAAATGAAACTAAAGGACATTCTGAAGGCAGCAGGCAACAAGTACGCAACCGTGGCTTCTGATGGATTGGAAGGCAGCGATGTAAAGGGATTCATCTCTACGGGATCGTATGCGTTCAACGCGCTCCTGAGCGGGTCGATTCACGGGGGCATTCCCGACAACAAGATCATTGCCCTCGCGGGTGAGCAAGCCACGGGCAAGACCTACTTTGCCCTGAATGTGGTGCGCGAATTCCTGAATTCCGATCCCAACGCAATGGTCATGTACTTTGACACGGAGCAAGCCATTACTTCGGATCTACTGAAGGATCGTGGCATTGACACCGACCGCGTAGCCGTGCTGCCTGTGGCTACGGTGGAGGAGTTCCGCCACCAGTGTGTGCTGTCGGTGGACAAGTACCTTGAAGCAGACAAGGATTCGCGTCCCCGCATGATGATCGTGTTGGATTCCCTTGGAATGTTGTCCACCGAGAAGGAAATGAACGACACCGCAGAAGGCAAGAACACCCGCGACATGACTCGCGCACAGGTCACGAAAGCCGCGTTCCGCGTACTGACCATCAAGTTGGGTCACGCACGGATTCCCCTGCTGATGACGAACCACACTTATGATGTCGTGGGTTGCCTGTCAGACGCAGTTTCTGTACTAATGGAAGACGGGACTGCCAAGCCAATTTCGCAGATTGTGGTTGGCGACAAGGTTCAGACCCTCGGAGGAAGTTCATCCGTAACAGAACTATTTTCTTATGATGTTTCGGACACCTTTGAAGTTGAATTGAGTGATGGCACAGTTTTCCGCGCTACGCCAAATCACAAATTCCTTACTAGAGATGGGTTGTGGAAACCTATTTCTGAACTTTCAGAAGGAGAGGAAATCCTTACCGTCAAGCAGGACTCTCATTCGTGAATATGGGATGCCACACCCCTTTGCCGCAGAACGAATACTTGAGTACTTCACTCCGTTCACTGTTACCGATTTCGACCGTGGATCGCTTTCAGACTTCTTTTTGCGGTATTCGTCTGATGTTACGGACTGTTTCCATTTCATCGACTTTTTGCGTCCTTCACTCATCTTAAAGGCATCGTAGTTTTTTTGAAAGAACGATTTGTCTGCGCTACTGAACCAAGTGTCTCTCTTTCCATCAAGGTACGCCTGCTTCAGTGCCTTTGATTTCTTTGATTTGGATTCTTCTGATTGTTTTCTTCCCAACAAACTTTTTGAAATACTTTGCTTCCAACTATCAGATCGTTCACTTTTTAGAAACTTGACAAATCCTTCTTTGGCTAGTTCTAGTCTCGCCTGTTCTGCTTCATCGGTTTTACCACTTAACATTTTCCATGCAACAAAATCTGCGGTCAATCCGTGTTTTTCCCACAAGAGCCTATGGGCTTCTGCGTGTTCTTGAACTGTTAGAGACACTATATTTGAAGGATCGTTTGATCCTCCTGCGTGTTTAGGTACGATGTGGTGTTTATGTTTGGGCATAGTTACTACATAGTATGTATGATTTAGGAGATTTACATATGGCTACACTGAAAATTGTACGAAAGACCCCCGTTTCCTCTCCCGTCAAGGTTTACGATTTTACCGTAGAAGGCGACCATCACTACCTTCTGTCTAACGGTTTGGTTTCTCATAATTCTTATGTCCCGACCAAGGAGATGGGCGGCGGTAGCGGTCTAAAGTACGCTGCGTCCACCATCATCTACCTGTCCAAGAAGAAGGACAAGGTGGACAACGAGGTGGTGGGCAACATCATCCACTGCAAGGCGTACAAGAGCCGCCTTACAAAGCAGGACAAGATGGTGGATGTTCAGTTGAACTTTGAGACAGGACTAAACAAGTACTACGGTCTGCTTGATGTGGCTATCAAGTACGGCATCTTCACGAAGGTGTCCACGAAGATTCAGTTGCCTGACGGCAAGACCGCGTTTGAGTCGCAGATCAACAAGAACCCCGAGAAGTACTACACGGACGCTGTGCTGATTGCGCTTGAAGCGGCTGTGAAAAAGGAGTTCTGCTACGGCAAGGACGACGCTCAACCTGTGGAGGAGTCTGATGAGTGACAAAGAAAAAACTCCTGAACAGATTCAGCAACAAAAATCAAGTGAAGCCGCTTTGAACATGATGGCAGAACTAGATCAAGAACTTGGACTATTTGACTATGAGCCAAACCGAAAAGACAATCCTGGCGGGACTGCTGACTGACGCAGAATTCTGCAAGAAGACCATTCCATTCTTGCAGGAGGAGTACTTTCTTGACAGAGTAGACCGTGCGGTGTTCCGTTCGGTAAAGGAATTTGTAGACGAGTACAAGGGTGTTCCCACACGGGAAGCCCTACTCATTGCACTAGAGAACAACAAGACTCTGAACGAGGACGAGTTCTCGCGGTGCAAGACCCTTGTGAGTGAAGTAAGCAAGGTGGGAAAGCAGGACACCGAGTGGTTGTGCGACACCACAGAGCAGTTCTGCAAGGACAAAGCCATCTACAATGCCATTCTTGAGTCTATCCAAATCATTGACGGCAAGGACAAGACTCGTACTCCCAACGCGCTGCCCGAGATTCTGTCCAAGGCTCTCGCGGTGTCGTTTGACACAAACGTGGGACACGACTTCTTGGAAGACTACGAGCAGCGGTACGAGTTCTACCACCGTGTGGAGCGCAAGATTCCGTTTGACCTTGAGATGTTCAACACCATCACCAAGGGCGGGATTGCTCCAAAGACCCTGAATGTCATTATGGCAGGCACGAATGTGGGCAAGAGTCTGTTCATGTGTCACCACGCAGCGTCGTGTCTTATGCAGAACAAGAACGTGCTGTACATTACCCTTGAGATGGCAGAGGAGCGGATTGCAGAGCGTATCGACGCTAATGTAATGGACATCACAATGGACGAACTAGTGGACCTGCCAAAGGAAATGTACGAGAAGCGGTTGAAGACTGCCACACGCGGGGTGAGCGGTAAACTCATCGTAAAGGAGTACCCTACTTCAATGGCAAGCGTGAGCCACTTCCGTATTCTACTTGACGAGTTGCGGCTGAAGAAGGGATTTGTGCCTGACATTATTTTCGTGGACTACATCAACATCTGTGCGTCTTCACGATTCAAGCAGGGCAACAACATCAACTCGTACACGTACATTAAAGCCATTGCCGAAGAAATGCGTGGGCTTGCGGTGGAGCACGATCTGCCCATCGTGACTGCTACCCAAGTGAATCGGTCAGGGTTCTCGTCCACAGACATTGACCTTACAGAGACTTCTGAATCGTTTGGTCTGCCCCAAACAGCAGACTTCATGGTGGCACTCATCACCACCGAAGACCTTGAGAAGAGCGGTCAGATCATGGTGAAGCAGTTGAAGAACAGGTACAACCAAAAGTCCACAAACAAGAAGTTTATTGTGGGGCTGAACTACGCCAAGATGAAGTTCTACGATGTGAGCAGCGATGAGTACGAAGACTTGAGCGATTCCAACATTCAGAAAAAGGAGGGCGACGGCTACGGTGCAGGGTATCAACCACGCGACCTCACAGCCATATCGTCCAAGTTCGGACGCAAGGACACTTCAAACTGGAGTATGTGAGCAGACATGAGCCTGTTCATTGACAAAAAGTACATTAGTTTGGTGTCTCCGCAACTAGAGCGGTTCAAGTGGAAGAGCCAGTCTGTTGCTAACTGCCGATGTCCCCTTTGCGGTGACTCGCAGCGCAACAAGAAGAAGGCACGTGGGTTTTTCTTTCCAAAGAAGAACGACTACTTTTTCAAGTGCCACAACTGCGGTGCAGGACACAATATACACAGGTTCTTGGAAGCCGTGGCTCCTGCTCTTGCGCGGGACTACTCATTGGAGCGGTGGCGCAACGGCGAGAACGGCAAGAGCAACTATGTGAAGCCTGATGAAGCGGCGATGGCTCTGCCCAAGGCGGATCTGCGCCTGCCACGGATTACAAGTCTTGACCCAACCCACCCTGCACGGGCGTACATGGAAGGGCGAAAGATTCCTGACCTGAACCGTTTCTACTTTGCCCACTCCTTTGGTGACTGGGTTCGTAGCATTGATCCCGAGTACACCAGTGTGCCCAACGAGGAGCGTATCGTGATTCCGTTCGTGAACAAGAGCGGAGAACTGGTAGCCGCGCAGGGTCGTTCCCTAACAGGTAGTGGTATCCGATACATAACTGTGAAGTTCAAGAAGAGCGGTCGTGCAGTGTACGGCGAGGACCGTTTAGACTACTCACAGAGGGTGTATGCTGTTGAAGGTCCACTTGATGCTGCTTTCCTGTCTAACGCAATTGCTCTTGCTGGTTGCGAACTGTCTGAAGGGGTTAAAATGTATACGGACTGCGTTGTGGTCTACGACAACGAGCCGCGCAACACGGAAATAGTGGGCAAGATTGAACACGCCATCAAGAGCGGGTACACTGTTTGTGTGTGGGGCGACTCGGTGGACGAGAAGGACATAAACGACATGGTGTTGGCAGGTAGAACCCCCGCAGAGGTTCAAAGAATCATAGACGAGTGTGCTTGCAGCGGTCTGACTGCTCTAGCCCGATTTTCACAATGGAGAGTGAGATGACACAGAATACAGTACACGTTCTTGATCACGGTTTCGTCCAGTACGTTGAGCACATGGGAAGCGATCTCACGGTGGTGAACGCTGCCCGTGTGTCGTTCAACAAGGAAAGCGACTGGGACGGAGAACAGCACTGGACAGGTGAGGTGTACGGCAAGAAACTGTCTGATCGTGACGGGAAACTCATCAAGTACCTTGCCACCCACAACCACTGGACGCCGTTTGCCCATCCGCAGATCACCCTGCGGATCAAGGCTCCCATTTCCATCCGCACCCAATTTTTTAAACACAAACAAGGGTTTGTCGAGAATGAAGTGTCTCGGCGGTACGTGATAGACACGCCCGACTGCTACACTCCACAGTGGCGCAGTGCACCCACAGGCGGGGCAAAGCAAGGCTCTGAAGGATTTGTGCCTGAAGGATTCGACAAGGAAATGCTCACACGAGACTACACGGAAGCCGTGACCCTGTGCATTAATCGGTACGAGTCCCTTATTGCCAACGGTATTGCACCAGAGCAAGCACGGTTTGTGCTACCGCAGGGTGTGTACACAGAGTGGTGGTGGACTGGATCCCTTGCTGCATACGCACGGGTGTTCAAGCAGCGCACCGATCCCCACGCGCAGTGGGAAATACGTGAGTACGCAGGCGCAATTGGTAAGATTGTCGAGCCGCTGTTTCCCCAGTCTTGGCTTGCCCTGACCACCTAAATACAGCGATGGATGACCCCACCCCCAGTGATCAGGTTTCGTTGGGCGATTACCCAAACGGAACGGTTTTCAGACTTGTTCGCGGCATACGCGGCAGCAGTTATTCTGTGGGTGACCGCTTCATGCTTATTGCAGAGGAGGACTGTCACTCCCCAAACACTCTTAAATTGGGTGGGATGGGCGAGGGATTTTTCATTGATCCCGCAGGACAGCCCCTAAAGATTGAAGCAGACGAGTCCCAGTTTCGTGTAATTTTTGAAGCCGTGGTGGAGTCGCCCACGCCTGAAGTGGTGCTGACAGAGGGTGAAACTGTTGACCCTGATCCCAAACTGGTCACCGAAGAGAATTTCAGCGAGTTCCGCAAGGGCTTGGCAGGAGTGCTCACAGAGATTGCGGCTATCCGTACAGAGCGCGGTGAACGGGGACCACGTGGCTACACAGGCGTTCAGGGCGACCGTGGTGAGCGTGGAGAACCGGGACCACAGGGCGAAGACGGTGCTGTTGGCGCACAGGGCGAACCCGGACCACAAGGTGAAGTGGGACCGCAAGGACCACAGGGACCACAGGGCGAACGGGGACAGCGCGGCGAGCCAGGAGCGCGTGGAGCAGACGGAAAACAGGGAACAGTGGGTCCAATGGGTCCACAGGGACCACAAGGCGAACGCGGACCACAGGGTGCACCTGGTGTTGCGGGTACAATGGGTCCACGGGGTGAAGCAGGCACACAGGGAATTCGGGGGAAGGACGGAGCAGATGGCAAAGACGGCAGGGACGGCGCAGACGGCAAGACTGGTAAGGCGGGTCCGCGTGGTACTAAAGGTGATCGCGGTTCGGTTGGCGCGAGAGGTGAAGCAGGTCCGAAAGGAGATCGCGGATCGACTGGCGAGAGCGGAGTTCTAACCGCGAAGTTCCCGTTGGTCTATGACGCAGACGAGAAGTCCATAGCCATAGACGAAGAGCGGTTGGACAAGATTCTGAAGCGGATCATGGGCGGTGGCAAGGTGTCGCCGCAGGACATGGGCTGGCTTGCGTCCACAGGTGGTGGTGGCAAGGTGGCTGTGTACATCAACGGCTCCAAGATCACGCCTGATGTTCGCACACTAGACTTTACTGGTGCAGGAGTCACGGCTTCCAAGGTTGGCGGCAAAGTCACCGTGAACATCACGGGAGGTGGTGGTGTCACTGGTCCAACTGGTCCTGCGGGTGCTACAGGTCCAACAGGTGCTACTGGTGCAACGGGAGACACGCCCACGGACTATGTGGCTTCGTTCAACGGTGTCACGGGTGCGGTGCAGGGAGTTTGTGCCGCAGTTGCAGGCACAGGCATAAGCGTCAGCGGAGCCACTGGCACAGTCACCATCACCAATACAGGTGTGCAGTCATTCAACGGAGTCACGGGAGCCGTACAAGGCGTGTCGTCGTTCAACGGTGTGACAGGTGCAGTACACGCTGTTACAGAGTTGCAAGGCAAGTCTGGACCAATTGGTGTGTGTGGCGGCAGAGGCATAAACATACCAAACAGAATAATAGGTACGGGAAATACATTTGCTGTTAGCCTGAATTACCTTTCAGGTGGTGTGGCAATGAGTGTTGAAAAAATAATAGACAAAGACCACTTCATTGCCTTTCAAGACGACGTTACGCAAGCAATGTACATCAGTAAGGTACGCAATCTGTCTCACTCGATTCTTGGAGCAAGCGCGTCATCGTTTACATCGGGAGAATCGTCAACCTTCCTCCGTATGTCTAGAAATATTGATGACGGTAACGCTACAACCACAGACGAGTATATTTCTGTTAAAGACTTCTTTGCTTCGTCCACAATAGACGGTGGAACATTCGCCTAAATACCAATTGAGGACTGATACATGGCATCAACAATAGTATTCCGCAGAGGCAACACCTTCCCGTCACAGGGGTCGGGTATCACGCTGGCAGAGCCTGTGTTCAATACCAGTCAGAACACTTTCCATATTGGACTGGGTCACGGTGTCACTGCGGCGTGGGTTGGTGCGCCCATCACAGGGCTTTCGGCTAGTATTGCGTCTGGCGAAGCGTACAAGATTCCCACAGCAGAGGCAGTAAAGAATTACATTGGTGGGCTGTGCTACGGAAACACGGGTGCGCCCACCATCACGCAGTATGTGTCGTCCTTTAATGGACTCACGGGTGCTGTGGGAGGCGTGTGTGCCGCTCAAGCCAACACATTCACCGCACTACAGTCCTTTGCAAACGGGATATCCGCAAGCGGCATCACCGTGAACGGCGACATGAGCGTGACAGGAAATTTTACGGTCAGCGGTGGTGTCACCTTCACCACCAGCGAAACGGTGCTGATTGAAGACAACATCATCACACTGAATTCCAATGTGACAGGCTCTCCGAGCGAGAACGCTGGGGTCGAGATTGAACGCGGCACATCCGCTAATGTGCAGTTGCTGTGGAACGAGAGCAGTGACAAGTGGACATTCACCAATGACGGCAGCACCTACTACGATCTGCCTACATCGGTGGTCACCTCATTCAACGGAACCACTGGAGCAGTTCAAGGGGTGTCTGCTGCTGTGGCAGGCACAGGTATTAGCGTATCAGGTGCAACAGGTGCAGTCACCATCACCAACACTGGTGTGCAGTCGTTCAATGGAACCACTGGAGCAGTTCAAGGTGTGTCTGCTGCTGTGGCAGGAACAGGTATTAGTGTATCAGGTACAACTGGATCTGTTACCTTCACCAATACAGGTGTGCAGTCGTTCAACGGCTCCACTGGAGCAGTTCAAGGTGTTTCGGCAGCAGTTGCGGGAACAGGTATTAGTGTATCAGGTACAACTGGATCTGTTACCATCACCAACACTGGTGTGCAGTCGTTCAATGGAACCACTGGAGCAGTTCAAGGTGTACGGTATGTGAACGGTAGAACCGGAGACATCGTGATTCTTGGTGGCACAAACATTGGTGTGTCAACATCGGGTCAAATCGTAACAGTAAACAATGAAGGCGTATTGAGTGTTGACGGTTCCACTGGAGCCGTGAACAATGTGGCTCGTACCAATACAGCAAACACATTTACACAACTACAGACCTTCTCCAATGTAAACGGTATCAGTGCCTCACGGGTCAGTACGAAAACCGTTGAGTTACCCGGTAATCAATCAAACCTGACTATCACAGGCGCACTTTTTACTGATTCTGCTGGTATTCGCCTGTACTCATCGGACGGATTCGGTGGAGACTACTACACCACAGTAAAGGGATCGGTGCTGTCCGCAGACCGTACCATTACCTTCCCCGACACCACAGGAACGGTTGCACTCACATCGCAACTCATGGGTGCGGTAAACGGCTCCACGGCTGCTACAACTGCTGTGACTTCTTTCAATGGACTGACTGGAGCAGTTACTGGTGTGTCTGCTGCTGTGGCAGGAACGGGTATTAGTGTATCTGGTGCAACTGGTTCTGTAACGATCACAAATACTGGTGTGCAGTCGTTCAACGGAACCACTGGTGCTGTGCAGGGTGTGTCGTCCGTGAACGGCTCCACTGGTGCGGTAACAACCTACGCAGGAACCACAGGCAATATACAGTTCCGATACGGTTCTGGAGTTACGGCTAACAACACTTTCACCTTAAGCAGAGGAGATGAATACACTGGAGAGGAAACGGAGTGGTTTACAATTTCTGGCTACACCTACGCCGGCGGCGGAGGTGCGGTGATAGTAGGAAATGTCGAATCTAAAGGAATTCGCATCAATCGTTCTTATGGTCAAAGTGGACTTGACGAAGGTGGCGGGGTCGCAATAGAGGCACTTGGTATCTTCAATGATGGTGAACAAACATACGGATCTAATCTGTTTCTGACAACTCCCTCCACAGATCAAAACGCAGAAATAATAATTGCTCCACAGGATACTGCTTGTTTTTCTTATACACCCACGAACGTATTTTCCCTTGTTCCTTTTAACGCGCAAGCAGGAGCCAATTTCTCTGGCACTATTACTGTAAATTCTGCAAGACTTGGTAAAACTGGAAGCAATCTAGTATTTGGTGATGGTTGTGGTAATTCTATAACGACAGGAATAAATAACACATTAATAGGATTTGAATCAGGAGATCTTATATCTTCTGGTCAGCAAAATACCACAGTAGGGTATCAAGCACTAACAGAGGGAACAACAGGTGGTTCAAATACGGCTGTTGGTTTTTGGGCATTACGCAATACAACAACCGGAAACAACAATAGTGCTGTTGGTACTAGAGCATTACGATCAAATACCACAGGAAACGACAATATTGGTATTGGTATTTATGCTTTAGAACTAAACCAAACAGGAATTAGAAATATAGCAATTGGTGCATTTGCTCTATCTGAAGGTGCTACTTCTGCTGCTAACAATATTGGAATTGGTTACGCTGCTCTTCTCAAGAACACTACTGGATCAGAAAATGTAGGAATTGGTACAGATTCCTTAAGAAACAACACCACAGCAAAAAATAATGCTGGTATTGGATATCAATCTCTTTATAGTGCTACCTCTGGCGGATCAAATGTTGGTGTTGGTACAAGTACCATGTACAGACTGACCACTGGAACAAATAATGTTGCTATTGGATATCAAGCATTGTTTGGTAGTGCTTCTGTTACTAGTACAGCAAATGTTGCTATTGGTTACAACTCAATGGTGAGTAATACTATCGGTTCATATAATGCTGGTATTGGTTTGGCTTCTCTCTACAGTCTAACCACAGGACAACAAAACATAGCAGTTGGTGGAGAAGCCCTGTATGCTATTACAAACGCAAGCAATAATACAGCAGTTGGGCAAGTAGCGTTGAGATATGCAACACAAGGTTCCGACAATACTGCTATTGGTATTAATGCCGGATCGTTTAAAACAGCAAGCAATACTAATCTTACTGCGATAGGTAGTTATAATGTGTTTATAGGCAGTGGGGCAAGAGCCTCTGGAGATAACAACAATAATGAAGTAGTGATTGGTGGTCAAAATCCACTTGGTCTAGGTAGTAATACCACCGTAATTGGAAACAGTAGTACAGTTGGTAATAGAATTTTTGGAGTTAATTCTACCGGTCAAGTTGCTCCTACAGTAGCAAGTGCTGCCACAATTGCTCCAACAACCAGTATTGTATTCGTATCAGGCACAACTCAAATAAATACAATAACAGCACCGTCTACAATCGCAACAACAGGCGGTCAAATTACTTTAATACCAACAGGCTTGTGGACTACAGGTACAACTGGAAACATTGCTTTGGCAAGTACTGCGGTTGTGAGTAGAGCACTAATAATGACATACGATGCTGGGACTGCTAAATGGTATCCGTCTTATTAAAACTTTAGGAGATTAAAATGGGATTAGAAAAAACAAAAATCAACGATCAAGGTATTTCGGTTTCTTATTGGCGTATTGATTATGTCACAATAGGTCATAGAGAAAAGAGAGCAACCATGTGTTTATTGGGTTATATTGATAAGACAAAAAGAGATCAAGGATTAAATCCTATTCTATCAGAAGTCTATCACATTTGGTCAGACACTTACGATGCTACTTTTGGTCCAGATGCTTTAGATGCAATTGGAAATCCAATGCACGCTGCATACCAGTGGATAAAGGCAAACACAGAATTTTCTGACGCTGTAGACGCCTGATACAGCAATCCAAATATCGTGAAGAGTACAGAATCCCCTTGAAACACAGGGGATTCTCCTACATACTCTACCTAGCAAACAAGGAGTACATCTATGAAGCAACTGCCGTCTCTATATCAGCATTTCATTTTCATTTCGCGCTACAGCCGATGG